TGCGATTGTGACCGAGATTCGAGAACAGTACGCGGCTAATATTGCATCTATTTTTGAGATACAGGAATTTTGGACTAAACTCGTCCGCAGTAACAAAGACGAAAACGGAGATTACATTAAGTTAGATGCGCGTATTCGTGCAAGTGAATTGCTTGCTAAGAATATGGGTATGTTTATTGACAAGATTGAACACAGTGGTAAGGATGGTGCAGATTTGCCATGTATTACTTTAAATTTCATTAAATCCGACACGACAATAAATAATGGCTGAAAACTTAGACGTACATTTTCCAGAGAAACTTCAATTCTTGTTTGCTCCGAAACGATATAAGGTTGCACACGGAGGACGTGGATCGGGAAAAAGTTATAACTTTGCACAAGCATTGATACTCTTAGCGGCTCAAAAACCTATGCGTGTACTTTGTACACGGGAAATTCAAAAGAGTATTAAACAGTCTGTGCATTTGCTATTATCCGATCAAATTCAACGACTTGGCTTAGGTGCGTTCTTTACTGTACTTGAAACTGAAATTCGCGGAATGAATGGATCGCTCTTTATGTTTGCCGGTTTAGCGCAACATACTGTTGAATCCATCAAATCGATTGAAGGGTGTGATATTGTATGGGTAGAGGAAGCGCAAACAGTAAGTAAGAAAAGCTGGGATATTCTAATTCCAACTATTCGTAAAGATGATTCTGAGATTTGGGTGAGTTTCAATCCCGATTTAGATACAGATGATACTTACACGCGATTTGTTTTAAACCCTGCGCCAAGCGCAACAGTGGTTGAAATGAACTTTAGTGATAATCCTTATTTCCCTAAAGAGCTTGAAGCAGAACGTCTACACTGCATGGAAACCAACCCAGAGGACTATGAGAACATCTGGCTTGGTAAATGTCGTAGCGCAGTTACAGGTGCGATATATGCGAATGAAGTTAACGCGGCAACTTTACATGGCAGAATTTGTAATGTTCCTTATGACCCATTACTTAAAGTTCATGCTATTTGGGATTTGGGTTGGAATGATTCGATGGCTATTTTATTAGTACAAAAAGTACGAAGTGAAATTAGAATTATTGAAAGTATTGAAGATGACCACAAGACCTTAGATTATTATGCTGGACTATTGAATAGTAAGAAGTATAATTGGGGTTATGATTTCTTGCCGCATGACGGAAGAACTAAGGATTTTAAAACAGGTAAGAGTACAGAAGAACTTTTAAAAGCATTTGGGCGTAAAGTGAAAATCACACCTAATATGCCAATCGAATCTGGAATCAAAGCTGCTCGATTAATGTTCTCGCAATGTTACTTTGATAAAGCACACTCTATTCGTTTACTCGAATGTTTAAAGCGATATCGTAGAAGTATCAACCCAAGAACAAATGAAGCTGGTGCCCCACTGCATGACACTTATAGCCATAGTGCTGATGCCTTTAGGTATTTAGCAGTTAATGCTGAAAGTTTAAGTAATGAAGATAGACGCGCTCCTGTTGCCGCTCCAAGATGGCAACCTTATGATAGTGGTGTTGGATATTAATTAATTGGAGAAAGGTATGTCGTTTTTTGATGAAATGGTACATAAGGTTTCAGATAGTGCTAAGAAAGCAGTTGATGAAGCACAAGGCGCAGTAACTGATATTTCTCATGGTGATATTGGTGGCGCAGTACAACACGTTGAAAACATTAGGGAAATTCCACAAGATACTGCCATTGATATTGCGACAGCAACTATTAACGAAATTATCTAAAATGCTTTATAATTAGCGTCGAGATGATGCTACGCCATGTCGTGATGACAGAGCAAACTCCTTTAACTGGAACTAAGAGATGATAGACGATTCTAAAATTGACAGACTTGACCGATTCGGAAAAGCACTTTTGTCTAAAAGACAGAAGGCGATCCAAGCTCGTAAAAAATCGGGCATTGAGGAAATTTGGGATCAAGATAGTGAATACTATGAAGGGATTGACGACGCTAATCGTGGTGAAGTCAGTACGTCTATTACCAAAAATCTTGTAGATCGTGGTGGCTATTCGCGTGTTAATAGAAAGCGAACTGGCTCTAACGTGTTTATGAACATCACCAAGCAATACACAGATATTGCTGCCATGTCACTTGCTGATATGCTTCTCCCTGTAGATGATGCAAACTTTGAGGTTCGCCCTACACCTAAACCTGCCACAATGGAATTGCTTCAAGTAAAACCTGTTGATGTTGGCATCGTCATGTATAAAAATCAACAAATGCCGATTGCGCAATTTGAAGAAACAATTAAACAAGACGCTAAAAAGAAAGCAGAAGAAGCACAAAAGCAAATTGAAGATTGGCTTGTTGAAGCGCATTGGAATCGTGAAGTACGCAAGGTACTGCGAGATTCAGCTATTCTCGGTACAGGTGTTATTAAAGGCTGTTACCCAATTATCGATGAACAAAATTCTGTTCACAAAATGTTTCAAAAACAAATGCCAACACCGCAAGGTGAAATGCAAGCAGAAGGTGTTGCTGATGTTAAGGTGATTGAAATTCGCCCTGCATCAAAACGTATTGATGTAAGAAACTTCTATCCCGATCCTTCATGCGGTGACGACATTCACAGTGGCAGTTTTGTTTGGGAACGCGATTATATTACTAAAAAAGAATTGCGTAATTTACGCAAAGCAAAAGGTTACATTTCTTCTCAAATTGATTTAGTGCTTAAAGAAGGTGCTGACGACGATTTAGAAAAGAAACGTGATAAGACTACTTATGGCGATAGATTTGAAGTGTGGTACTACTATGGCGAAGCGGGTAGAGATGATCTTGAAGCTGCTGGTTGTCAGTGTGGCGATAATGATAGTTATGATGTTGTCGTTGTCATTGTTAATAATCGGGTTATTAAGGCTACAATGAATCCACTGGAAAGTGGTGAGTTCCCTTATGATGTTATGGTGTGGCAACCAATGAACGATACTTGGACAGGTATCGGGGTTGCGCGTCAAGTAAGAGAACCACAGCGCATCATCAACGCGGCTACTCGTAATCTGCTCGACAATGCTGGTAAAGGCGGTAGACCGACTACCATTATTGCTGATGGTGTTGAATCGGCTGATGGCGGCTTAGTTGAAGTCGGTAGTGGTGCATTGCTTAGACTCTCACCAGATTCACCAATTCAAGATGCGCGTGGCGCGATAAGCTCAATTATCATTCCAATCATTACCCAAGACCTAATGGCAATTATCCAGTATGCCTTAAAGATGGCAGAGGATATTACCGGTCTACCAATGATGCTACAAGGTCAGCAAGGCAATGCGCCAGATACTGTTGGCGGCATGACCATGCTTCAGAATAACGCTGGTACTATTCGCAGAAACATTGCTCGCAACTTTGATGATCGCGTCACTGTTCCGCACATTACTCGTTACTATGAATGGATAATGCTTTATGGCGATGGGCAATTGAAAGGTGACTTTAATATTGAAGCTCGCGGCTCTACTGTTCTATTTGAGCGTGACGCACAGCATCAAGCCATTATGCAACTTGGCGCTCTTGTAATGAATCCTGCCTTCCAAATCAATCCTGCTAAATGGATTGATGAAGCATTTAAAGCACAAAAACTTGATAGTAAACGCTTTAAATTTAGCGAAGAAGAAATGAAGCAGATGCAAGCACAAGCACAACAGAATCAGCCACAAGACCCACGGGTTGCCGGTCAGATTGAAATTGCTAAAGTTCGCGCTGCCGCTGAGATGGATAAGGCTAAATTCTTACAATCTACTGACATGGCTGAGTTGGAAGTTAAAGAAACTCTGGTTATGCAAGAACTTAAATTCAAAGCGCAACAGGCTGAGATTGATAGACAACACGAAATTCAAATGAAACAAATGGAACGTGACATGAAGATTATGGAACTATCACAGTCTACTCAAATCAGTGTTGCTGAAATCAAAGCGCAATTAGCTCAAACAGCGCAAAAACTAAATGTACAAACCCAATTATCTAAACAGGTGCTAACTCCTCCTACAGAACCACAGGGTAGAGCGCCAAATGGACAGGCTTATCAGAAATGATAGATAAACCAAAAGTAGATACGAATTCTCCTGCTTGGATTGCAATTAGAGAATATTACTTATCGCGTTTAGATGAGTTGCGTAGAAAGAATGATAATCCTCAATCGCAGGATTCAACAGAAAGACTTAGAGGGCAGATACTTGAAATTAAAAATCTGTTGTCTATAGAAAAACCCGTAGGCGAGTAACATCCCCTGCAATTAGTAACTCGCACAGCTAACTGCCCTGCGACTAAAATGCGAAAGCATAGGAAGTAAAAATGGAAGAATCACAAGTACAAGGTGAAAACGCGGATTTAGAAGTAGAGGTTGACGAAGCGTTTGCTGATGGATTTGAGGAGTTCGGTGAAGAACCATCCAACGAAATCAAAGAAGAAGCAATACAAGATATCATCCAACAAAATCCATCATTTTCTGAAGAACAAGTCCGAGAGTTGTTTGAACAAAACAATCAGCGGTTATTTGGCAAGATTGGCGAAATTAACAGAGAAGTTAAGCGTCTTGAAGCACTGGCTCAATCGTCCGTACAATCAAGAGAAGCGCAACCTATCAATGTTACTGCTGAGATGTTCTCTAATATGCGAGAGGAATTTGGTGAAGATTTTGCCAATGCCTTAGCAAGAGATTTATCTCAGATACCTTTATCGCAACAAGGTGGAATCGATCAAACTCAGATTGATTACCTATTGCAACAAAAGGTCGCTCAAATTGAAAATAACTTTGAGATGAAACTTGTGACAAGAGAGCATCCCGATTGGGAGCAGATTGCACAATCACAAGATTTCAATGGTTGGAAAAATCAATTACCTGCGGACATTCAAGATAGACTAGATACTACTTGGGATTCCGGTTTTATTTCCGCTGCGATTAGCGCGTATAAAAGAGATAAGGCTTTGTATCAAGAGAACCAGAATAAAAAGCATCAGAAACTAGAAGCGGCAGTCATGCCAACAAGCACTGGTGGATTTGATGAAAATTACGAAGATGATTTTGAAGCAGGGTTTAATACAGACTAACTTAATTTAATTTACTATAACGTCGTGATGACGTAAGGATGCTTTAAAATGGCTATTCAAGGTTACAATACATCTCCTGCCAGAATTAACAAATTCAAAGGCGAGATTTTAAAACACGCTGTGGCGCTAGAAGTTTTAGCAAAACAAGGTCGTCAAATTTCTTTGCCTAAAAACCAAAGTGAAACTTATGTGGCACGTCGCTATGTTCCTTACAACGCAACTGCTGGTAATCCAAACATCTTCTTCCAAAACGTAGCAGGTGATCGTGGCGCGGCAATGGCTAACGCACACTTAACGCAAGAAGGCGTTACACCACAAGCGGATACTATCGTAGCGCAAGACATTACTGCGGTAATCAACCAATACTCATGCTTATACAGCTTCACTGATAAAGTGGCTGATTTGTACGAAGATGACATTCCAAAAGCTATGGTTGAACAAGTTGGTGAGCGTGTTGCGCTTGTTAACGAAATGATTTTATTCGGTGCTTTAAAAGCGTGTACTAACGTGTTCTACGCAGGTACAGGTACATCTATTGGTACAGTTAATGACTATTTGAAATTAGCTAACATTCGTAAAATCACCAAAGCAATGCAAGCTAATCATGCTCGTCCTGTGACTAACACATTAAAAGCATCTCCAAATATTGCAACACAACCTGTTGAAAGCGGCTATGTGGTTATTTGCCACACTGACTTTGAACCAGATTTGCGTGATATTGCAGGCTTTATTCCAACTTCAGCGTATGCAAGCGGCACTCCAATGCCAAATGAAATTGGTCGTGTTGAGCGTTTCCGTTTCATTACTTCGCCAGATTTACCTGCTCAATTGAGCGCAGGTGCGGCAACTGGCTCGACTGGTTGCCAATCAACTTTAGGTACAAACATTGACGTGTATCCTTTCTTTGTATTTGCTCAAGATGCGTTCTCGCAAATTGCATTACGCGGTAAAGAATCAATGTCACCTACTTTCATCCCTGCTGGTGAAAAAACAAAATCTGATCCACACGGTCAACGTGGTTATGCCGGTTCTATCTGGTGGAAAGGTGTGATGATTGAAAACAATCAGTGGATGGCTTTAGGCTACGCTGGCGTTAAATCACTTTAATTAATTTAGCGCTGAGTTAATTCTCAGCGCACCCTTTTGAGGATTATGAAATGGCTGAAAATACAACTTATGTATTAACAAATAAATCAAATGACGAAGATTCCCAACTCGATACCTTTGTTCGTTTGTCATTTGACGCAACGACTATTGTTGCAGCGGATTATGTCGAGTTAGATATCGGTTCTAAACCACGTTATGTGTGTGTTGAAAACTTTACTGACCTTTCTAAATTTGAATGGTTTGAAGGTGTTACTGTTGACGTAGCCGCAACAGCTATTGCAGTGAATACTTTCTACACTGTTAAAACTGTTGGTACAACTGACTGGGTTGCTCTTGGCGCTCCTTCAAATACCGTTGGTGTTCAGTTCTTAGCTACCGCTGCTGGTACAGGTTCTTCTGGTACAGGTGTTGCCGTTACTAACGACAACGTATGTATCAAAACTGTTGCAGCAGGTACTCGTACATTGGTTAGCGCTAACTCAATCTTAGTTCGTGACCGTACTGTACAATTATCACAAAACGCTACTACAGCGATGATTTTAGCTAGTAAAAATTTATCAGTTCGCGTATCTGGTTAATGCGTTATCGGCAGTGTGTCTTTTAGGCGCACTGCCATTTTTTAATTTATCGGAGTTTTAACAATGGCAATCCAAAAAGAACTACATACAGAAGAAGTTCGCGGTAGAGCGAAACCTGCAATTAATCTGCAAGACAGCGTTGCTGATATTCGTGACAATGAAGAAATTATTGTTGAATCAAATGGACTGGATATGGTCTATTTTGACGAATTGGCTTTTATGGAAGAAAAAATCACTATCCGTTTAGAACCCTCTGCGGATCGTTACTCACCAAGATTTGTAGACGTGGCTGTAAATGGTCGTATTGAATGGCTCGAAGTGGGTAAGCCTATTCAAGTTGCTCGTAAATATATCGAAGTTTTGGCTAGAGCAAAGTCAGATACTTTTATTACTATTGCGCCTAATACTAATGATGAAAATCCTGTGAATATGATTTCGCGTAACACGTCGCAAAAGTATCCATTCAGCGTTATCAAAGACCCTAATCCACGCGGTTATCAGTGGTTGACCACAGTGTTGTCGCAATAATATTTAATTAACCGTACTGGAATTAACCATGACATTTCTTGAACTCGCTAATCGCCTTTTATCTGAAGCAGATATTTCTGGTGCAGGACTCATCACAACGGCAAATCAGCAGGGTGAATACAAACAAGCTGTTGATTACATCAATACTGCGTATGCAGATATTCAACTACAACACGCCAATTGGGATTTCCTACGAGGAGATATGTCATTTAATACCATCGTCGGTGTTAATAATTATTCTGAAACCGCTATCAGTTTGACTGATTTAAGCGAATGGTCGCCAGAAACAATGCGTATCTATTTGACAGCAAACGGTATTGTCAGCGAACAGTATTTGATTCCTGTTGAATGGGACGAGTTTCGTGACCTATTTATGTTTGGGAATGCGCGTATTCAAACCGGATTCCCAACACATTTTACAATTAAACCTGCGGATAATTCCCTTACGTTTTATCCAATACCAGACAATATTTACACGGTAGAAGGCGAGTATTATAAAAATCCTTTCGTGCTTGTAAATGATACGGATGTACCTGCTTTTCAAACTCGTTTTCACATGATCGTGGTTTGGCGAGCATTGATGTATTTTGCTACTCAACTTAATGCCCAAGAGCTTTACGCTATCGGCAACATTGAATACCGCAAATTATTATTCAAACTTGAACAGTTTAACTGCCCTGTCCCTACTGCTTCGGAAGAACTCGCATGAGAATGAACGCGCTACCTAATGTTAAAACCCAGACGCAATACTCACGTTTTGCAGGTGGACTTGATTTGGTATCGCCCCCTCTCACTATTGATGCCGGTAAATGTATCTCAATCAATAACTATGAGTGTAATGCCCTTGGGGGTTATCGTCGCATTGATGGTTATGAAAGATTTGACGGTAGACCTTCTCCGAGCGCTCAAAGTTACTACTACTGCCCATGCACGTTTGTAGGCGCTGTCACAGTAGGGCAAACGATTACAGGTGCTACAAGCGCGGCTACAGGTAAAGTATTGCAGGTTGAATCAAACTATCTGATTATCGATAGAGTTCC